TCGGCTAACTGTTCCCCTTGCCGGGCCAGTAGAGGACTTTCACCTCCAAGTGAGTGCGCCCTGCCGGGCGCACCGAAAAAAAGGCCACCGCATGGGTGGCCTTTGTGCCTGGGGATGGGGGTTAGGCTGCGCGGCCTTGCATTCGGTGGCCACGCTGGCCTAACAAGCGCAAGCAGCTATTTATTTCGTAGCGCTATCCTCCCCGCCTTCGATGACATAGGGGACAAAGCGCACCAGTTCTTCCCCGAACCAATCGTTCAAGGCTTTGAAGCGCGCCTGCAGCGGCTCCAGTTCGTTGCGCGCGAACACTTCGGCCGCTGGCTTTACGGCGCCGAAGCCGCCGGTATTGCCGGGAACGATGCCCATCAGCTGGGGCGGCACGCGGTGGGCCGCCAGCACATCGTCACGGCTCACGTTTTTGATGCTGGTGAAGTCGTCCTTTGCGGCCACTTCACTGATGGGCAAAACCTGAATGCCGTCCTTCTTGCCGTTGGGCGAGTACATGAACAGGTTGCGGAAATTCCCCGGACCCTTCGCGTTGCGCATGGCTTCGCGCAGCGCGTCCACATCGCCCTGGGCCTGGGCCGGGTCCGTCATGTAGAGGATGAAGCCGGCGTGGCTCCCGTTGTTGTAATACTTGCGCCGAAACAGCGTGGCCGATTCGTTCAGCCAGGCCGCCTGCAGGGTGGAGAGGTATTCGGGCAACCCGTACACCTCCTGATTGATGTCCGGTTCAATCAGGTGGAACACGCTCCCAGGCTTGAATTCGTGTTCCGTTCCAAAGCCCTGCACAAAGTAGTAGGTGTCCAGCGCCTGGCCCCTGCGCATGTACTTGGCCAGGCTGTGGCGCAAGCCCAGGTCACGGCCCAGCATGTTGGGCGTGCGCTCCAGATAGGCATTGCCGAACGTGAGAAAGTCCAGCGCGAATTTGCCGAAGGTGTCACGGCTCAAAAGGCGGTGGGGCACGAAGGTGGACGCCAGCACGTTGCGCTTGAAATAGAGCGCGCTCGCGTGGTGCGTGGCCGCCCGAAACGACCGCGCCAAGCCTTCCCAGCTGATGGGCGGTTCGTACCACTTGCCATTCAGCCAGGCTTCGCAGTAGTCCAGAATCTCGCGGCCGTCCAGCACCGGCACCGGGTCACCAAAGGTGAACGCCTGTGCGCTGGCCTGGGAGACATTGGACAGGGCCGAACCTGTGGCCGCAGCTGGCGCGGGCACGGTGTTGGAAAAGGCCGGCGCAGCTGCGCGGCGTTGGGTGCGCTTGGGCATCAGGAAAACTCCAGAACAGAGGTGGTGGCTTCGCTTGCGCCTTCCAGCGGCTCGAAGTCCATGGCGTGCATGCAGGCCCACGCCAAGTCGGCGTGGCCTGTTTCGTTGTTACGGCCGGCGTCATAGGTGGCCTGGCGACCGCTGGTGGTAAGCACCTTTTTGATAGCCATGAAGGCCTGGGCAAGATCAACCGCGCCCGCGTCAAACTCCAGCCGGCCTTTGCTGATGACGCTTTTTGCTTTCAGCACCAGCCGGGTTTTCACGTCCACGCTGTACTGATAAGGCCGCGCGGCCGGGAAAAACTGCTTTACCAGCTGAAAGACACCCTGGCCGATGCCGGTGGTGTCGATGCCGATGTGCTGCACGTTGTAGCGCTCCGTCACCTTCCTGATGGCTTCGGCCTGGGCCTCGAAGTCCAGCCCACGGAACTGGTGACACTCCAGAACGCGGAACTTCCCGCCAGGCTCTGCAGGCGGGGCCAGCACAACCAAGCCGGCGCTGTCGCCGGTGTGGCTGGGGTCATAGCCGACCCACACCGGGCGCCAGCCAAAAGGCCGCAGGCCGAGCGGCTTCACATCGGCCCAGGCCTCCCAGCTGTCCACCATGCAGCGTTGCAGCTCTGCCAGCGGAAACACGCTGTAGCTGTCATCGAGAAACCCGCACATCAGCAGGTTCTCGAACTCCTCCGCGCTGTACTCCATCCGCAGCTCGTCAATGTCGAACAGGTTGCAGCCGCCGCGCATGGCGTCCACGATGGTGACGATTTGCCGCCAAATCTTGTCCTCACCCGTGAAGCCACCGGCCAGCCTGTCGTGCGACAGGTCCAGCGTGATGCGTTCGTCCTTCGGCCGCTTCTTGTTGAAACGGTCACCCGACCAAAGCGCGAAGGCTTCATGCTGGATGCTGGACGGCGTTGAAAAGTAAGTTTTGCGCCAGTGCTTGTGCATGGCCATGCCGCTGGCCACCTTGTTCAACTCTGTGAATTTGCGCGTCCAGAAGCACTCGTCGAAATAGAAATTTCCGTGGTAGCCCTGGGCCGTCAGTGCATTGGTGCCCAGGAAATACAGCGTGGCGCCGTTGCTCAAAACGATGGGATCGCCGGACAGCTCAACTCCGCAAGCCTCTTTGGCAAAGGCGACGATGTACTGCTTAAAGATGTGCGCCTGGGCCTTCGATGCGGACAAGAAAATCTGATTGCGCCCAGTTTCTAGGGCATCTGCCAGAGCCTCACGGGCGAAATACCACGTGGCGCCGATCTGCCGCGATTTGAGGATGAATCGTGTGCGCTCGTCGTGCGCTGCGCGCCAGACTTTCTGATACCCAAACAATGAGCCCGCAAAACAGTCCAGCAGCTGCTGGTGCTCGTTCGCATCAAAGTAGTTGCGTTCGGGCTTCTTCTTGGGCTTGTCGTTGCGCGCCTTGATGGCCGGGTTCAGGTCCGACTCCTTGCCCGTTTCCCCGTACTTCTGCACGCGAGCCAGGCGCTCAATCTGACGGCCCAGCAAGTCGATTTCCTTAAAGTCGCCGCCGGTTTTTTTGTCCTTCATGACCAGCTGCACAAGCCGGGTTTCGAGCGCGGCTTCCACGCGCTGGGCCGGTTGCGCCTTGTCCCAGTCTTCGGCATCCTTCCAGCCCTGCACCGTGCTGCGCGGCTCCCCGATGTATTCGGCAATGCTGGAAATGCGCCACCCTTGCCAGTACAGATGCCGCGCCGCGCGGCGCTTGTCAGCGGCCAGGCCATCGGCGGGCACGGTGGAAAAAGGAAGCGCGGGCGCGAGCGTTGGGGAAGACATGGAGCGAGTTTCAGCCGCCAGTCTGTGAAGCACTACACGCTTTGAGGCCCTTTCAAATGTGCTGTTTCCGTACACAAGAGGCATTGATTGCTGGGCAGGCGCGACGGCGGGACGATGGCGGCTACTTCGACCACCACCGTTCAAGGAACCGCAACCCATGGCAACCAAATCCCGTTTTTTCCGTGTCGCTACCGAAGGCGCAACCACTGATGGCCGCGCCATCGAGAAGAAGTGGATTCAGCAATGCGCCAAGAACTTCGACCCCACGAAGTACGGCGCCCGCGTCTGGCTGGAACACTACCGGGGCATCGCACCCGATGGCCTGTTCAAAGCCTACGGCGATGTGAAGGCACTCGAAGCCCGCGAGGTGGAAGGCGGCAAGCTGGCACTGTTCGCACAAATCGAACCGCTGCCCGAGCTGGTGGCCATGACCAAGGCCAAGCAAAAGATTTACACCTCTATCGAGGTGAACCCCAGCTTTGCCGACACGGGCGAGGCGTACATGACCGGCCTGGCCGTGACCGACAGCCCTGCAAGCCTGGGCACCGAGGTGCTGAACTTCGCGGCACAGAACCCCCAGGCCAGCCCGTTTGCCGGCCGCAAGGAAAACGCATCCATCCTGTTCAGCGAAGCCGTGGAAGCCGAGCTGCACTTCGAGGAAAGCGACGACACCGAGAACAGCGCCGGCAAGTTCTCCGAAACGCTGAAAAACCTGCTGGGCAAGTTCAAGAAGAAGGGCCAGACCGACGACGCGCGCTTTGAAGAAGTGCTGGCCGGCTTCGAGCAGTTCGCGCAGCTGGCGGAAAACCAGAGCGCAGCCCACGACGCACTGGCCAAGGACCACGCCAAGCTGGCCAAAGACTTTGCAGAGCTGAAAAGCAAGCACGACGAGCTGGCCAAGACCATGGAGAACACGCCCAGCGGCAACTACACCCAGCGCCCGCCAGCAGTCGGCGGCAACGGTGTGGAGCTGACCCAGTTCTAACCCCGCCCACGCTCCAACCAAGCCCGAATCACCGCAATCAATCCACCATCAGGAAACCAAAAAATGCGCAACGAAACCCGCAATGTGTTCAACGCTCTGCTTGCCAAATCGCCCGCCTGAACGGCGTGGCCGATGTGGCCAAGCAATTCAACGTGGCCCCATCCATCCAGCAAGTGCTGGAAACCAAAATGCAGGAGTCCAGCGACTTCCTGAGCAAGATCAACGTAACGCCGGTGGTTGAATCCCAGGGCGCAAAGTTGGGCCTGGGTATGTCTGGCCCGGTTGCCAGCCGCACCAACACCGACACCGCCGACCGCAAAACGCGCGACGTGTCCACGCTGGACAGCAAGGGCTACCCGGCGCGCCCAATGCTGGGCATCACCGAGGCATTCAAAGACCGGCTGCGCGACAAGCTGGTGGACCTGCTGGCCAAGGGCTGACCCTTCCGAATGTGTGCCCCCCGCACACAAGGCAATGCGCGTGCTTTCTCAAGCACGCGCGGGCACCATCGTTTGCATGGACCGCCCCATTGACCAGACCGAATCGCCCCTCGAAATCTTCCGCCGGCTGGAGAACATCGTGCGGGCTGGAACCATCGCCGCCGTGCGCCTGGGCAAGCCCGCGCGGTGCCGCGTTCGCTCCGGTGAAATCACCACCAACTGGATTCCCTGGCACGCCGGCCGCGCCGGTGGCAACGGTGGCCGCCAGTGGTGGCCCCCTGTCGTGGGCGAGCAGTGCCTGCTTGTCTCCCCCGGTGGCGACCTGCTGAACGCGGTGGCCATCCCCGGTGTTTACAGCGATGCCAACGCCCAGGGCAGCGAAAGCGGCACGGCCTGCCGCACCGACTGGAGCGCCACCGACTTCATGGAACACGACAGCGCCACGAGCCGCCTGGTCATCAACTGCCGCGAGGGCATCGAGCTGCGCGTGCAGGGCGCCACGCTGGTCATTACGCGCGACCGAATCACGCTGAACGCTGACGGCGGCGCCGCATCGCTCAACAGACGAGGCTGGGTGGCAACGCCTGACGTTGTGTCGGGCTCCATCAGCCTAGTGAACCACGTCCACGGTGGCGTGGAGCACGGCGTGGGTAGAACGGAACGCCCGCAATGAACCGCACCACCGGCACCAGCCTGACCGGCCTGGAACACCTGCGCCAGAGCGTGGGGGACATTCTGTCCACGCCCATCGGCTCGCGCGTGATGCGCCGCGAGTACGGCTCCCTGGTGCCCGAGCTGATCGACCACCCCGACAACAACACCAGCCAGGTGCGGCTGTTCTCTGCGATGGCTAGCGCCCTGTTGCGCTGGGAACCCCGCTTTCGGCTAACCCGCGTGGGCGTGCAGCGTGATGCCGAGCGCCCCGGCTATGCCCTGATCGAGCTGCACGGCTCCTACCACGAAGGCCGACGCCCTGCCCCGCTTTCCCTGCAGGTGTCGGTCACAGCGAGGAACGCATGAACGCGCCAGACCTCACCCAACTACCGCCCCCCGAAGTGGTCGAAACCCTCGACTACGAGACCATCCTGCAGGTGCACCGCGCCGACCTGCTGGAGCGCTACCCCGCAGCCGCTGCAGTGATTGACCTCGAAAGCGAGCCACTGAACAAGCTGCTGCAGGCCCATGCCTACCGCGAGCTGCTGTACCGCCAGCGCGTGAACGAGGCCGCCCGCGCCCACCTGCTGGCCTTCGCTGCCGGCGCGGACCTCGACCACAAAGCCGCGTTCTATGGACTGACCCGCCTGGCCGGAGAAAGCGACGAGCGCCTGCGCGCCCGCGTGCAGCTGCGCATCAAGTCACTGGCGGGCAATGGAACCCGCGAGGCCTACGAACTCACGGCCATGACGACCAGCCAGAACGTGCGCGACGCCCGCGCCACCCAGCCATTCCCCGGCCGCGTGCACCTGCTGCTGTGGTGCCACGATGCCGCCCAGGCCGAGGCCACCCTGGCCACGGTGGTGGCCGCCATCAATGCCGATGACGGCCGCCCCCTGGGAGTGCCTGTCACGGTGGCACTGGCACGCCCCCGCGCTATCAACATCACCGCCGCCATAGAGCGCGAGGCCGGCGCGCCGGCCGACCTAGCGCAGCGCCTGGTTGTCACGCTCGCGGACGCCCTGGCCGCATACGCCCGCCTGGGCCGCGATGTGCAGCGTTCGTGGATAACAGCGCGCCTGCACACCGCCCAGGTGGCGGCCGTGCGGTTCACCGACCCTGCAGCGCCTGCAGAGTCCACGCCCCTGGATGACGACGAATACCCCACGCTGGGCGTGGTGCACATCGAGGACGTGACGAAGTGACAGCACCGCGCCGCCACCTGCTGCCACCGAACGCCACGGCCATGGAAAAGGCGGTGGACCAGATCGCGCCCCACTGGGACGCGACGGCCCAGGCCTTCCCACTGCCACGCCAAGGCACGCCCGAGGCGGTGAAACCCTGGCTGGCCGCCGAGCTGCAGCTGGCCCCCTTCGCGCGCTACTTCGCCACCACGGACGAGCTGCTGGCCGCCGGTGGCGCCTGGCTGCTGGTGCGCGGCACCGCTGCGGCCGTGCTGCTGGCGCTGTCGTGGGTGGGCTTTGCCGGTGCCACCGTGGACCAGAGCGGCCCCTATCTGCACCTGAACCTGGGGCGCCCCGCCACGGCCGCAGAGATTGACCAGATTGCGCACGTTGTGCGCGAGTCGGTCCCGGCCCACGTGCGCTTCTGGCGCGTGTACTGGGGGCACGACCGCCGCCCCCTGCGCCTGGACGCTGGCCAGCCGCTGGACACGGCGCAGCTGGATGGGTCTTCGGGTGTGTGGGTGGACGTTTCCACCGGCGAGCCGGTGAAGGCCAGCTTTGGCATCAAGCACACCGGCACCACCACCCGCACGGCCGGCCAGCCGCTGCCCACCGCCACGGCGGCCTACGTGGCCAAGCTCACGCGCAACGACAAACTGGTGCTGGACTGCTGGCGCCTGGATTCCCGCCTGCTGGCCAATGAGTTCGGCGGCCTGGGCGAGCTGATGCGCGGCGAGTCCCCGCCCTACGTGCGCGTGCAGGGCGAAGGCGGCGTGCCAGGCATCGCCACGCTGGACGCAACCCCATGGAGCGCGCCACCGGCCGAGCTGGCCGGCACCGCCGACGCCCTGGAAGAACTACCGCCCGCCCTGCCGCAGCCGCAGGGATGGGAGGGCACCTGGGGCGACCAGCGCTGGCGCCCCGTTTTCATCGAATCGAAATCAACGGAGAGCAACTGATGGCAACCCTGCAAGACGATGGGCGCATTGCCCTGGCCATGGCCATGGCCGCACAGCCCGTGCATTTGGCCTGGGGCCGTGGCCTGCCCGCCTGGGACGCTGTGGCGGACCCCGAGCCCAGCAACGCCACCGCCCTGGTGGACGAGGTGGGCCGCCGCCTGGCCACGTTCGTGGGCTATGTGGAACCCGACGCGGCCGGCGAAGTGGAGCTGCCCAGCGGCAGCAAATACAAGGTGGTGGCCGGCCCCACCCGCTGGCTGTACGTGCGCGTGGTCTTCAACTTCGAGGACGCGGACGGCGAAACCATCCGAGAGCTGGGAATCACCTTCGG